ACAAGCTCACGAAGCTTAATCAAAAGGAGATAAAATAAAATGGCAAGTGTAAAAGGTGTAAACCTAACAAACATGGATGCTACTCCTGTGGTAAAAGTGAGTAGCGAAAATGCTGGTGGAAAGTTACGTGTCTTTCACGACACTTATGAAGCTTCTTCATTAGTATCTGGATCTGACATAACGATCGCTAGAATACCAATTAACGCAACGATACATGATGTAATCATTAAAGCTGATGCTTTAGCTGGTTCATCTACGTTGACAGTTGGTGATTCTGGAGACGCTGACAGATTCTTAGGAATAGTAGGAACGTGGAATGTCGCTGGACAATCTCAGTCAATGTTGGCTGGAAGTTCAACTGGTGCTCCAACTCCTCCTGTTACAGGTCTTGGCTATAGAACGACTGCCGAAACGGATATTTTGATAACTACTGGTGGAGCAACTATCAGTAATACAATTTATTCTTGGGTAATCTACTCTGTAGAATAATCAAACCAAATAACTTGGCGGAGAAATCCGCCAGGTAATTCTAACCACAAAATTTAAAATGTTTAAAAGTTTTTACATCATAGGTGTAATTTGTTCACCTTTTTTTGAATGTATGGAATTTACTCCAACAAATAATCAAAAATATAATACGGAAAAAAAATGTATGGTGGATGCTGATAAATATAAAGAAGAACTTTCAGATAGATTTGTTTTAATCGGCATACCTCACATAATAGAAATTAAATGTATAAGGAATAAAAAATGGCAAGCGTAGTAGATATATGTAATTCAGGTTTAAACCTATTAGGTGCATCAACAATAAGTGCATTAACTGATGATAGTAAAAATGCTAGATTGTGTAATCAAAGATATGAACCAGTAAGAAATAGAGTTTTTCGTGGTCATGCTTGGAATTGCTTACATAAAAGAGTTCAATTAGCTCAAAACAGTACAGCTCCTATTATTGAATACAGTTATGCTTACGCATTACCTAGTGATTGTTTAAGAGTATTAAAAATTCACAACGGAACAACAGACAGTATTGCAGCAGCTTTAGATTATAAATTAGAAGGCAGAAATATTGTAACAGATGAAGGAACTGTTTATTTAATTTATATAGCTTTAGATACTGATCCAAATAATTACGATACTTACCTTCAAGAAAGTATTTCACATCAATTAGCAGCAGACATTGCTTATGCTGTAACCAACAATGCTACTCTTGCTAAAAATTATATGGAGAGAGCAGATGAAAGGTTAAGAGAAGCAAGATTTGTAGATGCTACAGAAAATAGTTTAGGAACTATAGAAAGTTCTGAATTTACAGATGCAAGACTATAATAATAATGACGACAGCAGCTTTTGATCCAAGAAATTTAGAAAAATATTCAGAACCAAAATCATTACTTCATTTTCAATGGGGGGATGAAACAAAAGTTTATAGATACGCATTAGTCGAAATTATTAATGAACTTGACATTGACGCAACTACTAAATGCAAAAAAGAAGAACAAGGTTTAACTCAACAACAAATTTTTAAAAAAATATGCCAAGAACAACATTAGCCTTAACCTCTTTTGTATCTGGAGAATTTTCTCCTAAAATGGATGGCAGAACAGATTTTGATAAGTATAACTCTGGAGCAAAAACTTTAGAAAATTTTTTAATTCATCCTCAAGGATCTGCGACTAGAAGAGTTGGTACTCAATATATTGCTGAAGTTAAAACATCTTCTTTAAAAACAAGATTAATACCTTTTGAATTTTCAACAACTCAAACTTATATTTTAGAATTTGGAAATACTTACATAAGATTTTATAAAGACAAAGGACAAATAATATCTGGTGCTTCACCTTACGAAATTTCTACTCCATATTTAACAGCAGAATTATTTGAAATAAAATTCGCTCAATCAGCGGATGTTATGTATATCACTCATCCAAATCATGAAGTGATGAAATTATCAAGAACTGGTCATACAGCCTGGACATTATCTGAAGTAGAATTTACTAATGGACCTTATCTTGCAGTCAATACTACAACAACAACTTTAACTCCAGCTTCTGCTGGTGTTGCTACTGGTGTTAATATAACTGCTTCTGCAATTACAGGAATAAATAGTGGTACTGGATTTCAAACTACCGATGTTGGAAGAATAATTGCTTTTAATAGTGGTATAGCAAAAATAACTGCCAGAACAAATACAACAGTTGTTGTTTGCACAATTACTACAGCTTTTACTAATACAGATGCTACAGTTGGATTTTATCTTGGAGCATTTTCAGATACGACAGGACATCCATCTAGCGTTTCTTTCTTTGAACAAAGGTTAGTTTTTGCTGGAACAACATCTGAACCACAAACTTTATTTTTTTCTAAAGCTGGAGATTATGAAAATATGACCTCTGGTACTAATCCTAACGACGCAATGATTTATACGATTGCATCTAATCAAGTTAATGCCATTAGATATATGAAGGCTGTTCGAACTTTAGTTGTTGGAACAACTGGAGGTGAATTTACTGTATCAGCAGATGGTACGGATGCTTCTATAACACCAACAAATATTACAATTAAAAGACAGTCATCTTTTGGTTCAGCTAATGTGGATGCTATTCCAGCTGGTAATGCAATTTTGTTTTTACAAAAAGCTAAAAGAAAAATTAGAGAATTACAATACAATTTTGATAGTGATGGTTATCAAGCTCCAGACTTAACAATATTAAATGATGTTGTTACAAATACTGGAATTAATGAAATGGTCTATCAGCAAGAACCAGATAGTATTATTTGGTGTGTAAGAGACGATGGAGTTTTAGCAGCATTAACTTATCAAAGATCAGAAAATGTTGTTGCCTGGTCAAGACATATTATAGGCGGAAGATTTAATGAAGCTACTATTACTGTTAGTGATTATGCCAATATTGCTGTAGGAACAAAATTAACATTAACTAAATCAGATGGTACATCCGTTGTTTTTACATCAGAAGCAATAAGTGGTTCTGCACCATCAGAAACTTTAGGATTTAGACCAAATCAAGATAACGATACAACAGCAGATAATATTTACACAGCAATTAATGCTCATGCTGATTTTATAGTTTCTAATCCTGCGGCTAATATTGTTATAGTAAGAGAAACTACACATAGCGGTACAGGATTATTAAAAATTGTAAGTACAGATACAACAAGATTAACTACAACAGATGAAAGCGAAGCTGTTGTCGAAAGTGCAGCAACTGTTTCTGGAATTTTAACAGAAGATGAATTGTGGGTTATTGTAAAACGAACAGTTAATGGCTCAACAAAAAGATATGTAGAATGTTTTTCAGTTTTCGACTTTGATGAAACATCTGCACCAGATTTTAAATTTTTAGATAGTCATTTATCTTACTCTGGATCTTCTACTTCAACATTAACTGGTTTAGGTCATTTAGAAGGTCAAACAGTTGGGGTATTAGCAGATGGAGCAGCTCACGCAAATAAAATTGTAAGCTCTGGATCTATAAGTTTAGATCGAGCTGCAACAAAAGCTTGCGTTGGCTTATCTTATGATTCAATTTTACAAACAATGAGAATTGAAGGTGGAGCAGCTGAAGGCACATCGCAAGGTAAAACAAAAAGAATTTCAAAAGTAGTTTTAAGATTATTCGAAACTGTTGGTGTAAAAGTTGGACCAACATTAACAAACTTAGAGAATATACCATTTAGAACAACGTCATCACTTTTAAGTAATCCTGTTGATACGTTACTAGCTGGAGATAAAGAAATAGAATTTAGAGACGATTATAACTCAGATGGATTTATATTTATAAAACAAGACCAGCCTTTGCCTTGTTCAATATTAGCAATATATCCAACTCTAGTTACGTCTGATGGATAAATTTGAGATTGTTCCTTACGAAAGTACACATGGAGACGATATTATTACTTTTGGTATGAATGATAAATTAATGGAGATTGACGCAGAATTTACAGAGAATAGAATTGATATTGCGTTACCTGGTTTATCTTACACTTTACTTATTAATAATAATCCTATTTGTAGTGGCGGCATTTATCCTCTGTGGGATGGCGTTGCTGAAGGCTGGGTTATGTCAAGTAAAAGAATATTTGATTATAAAATTAAAGCAGCTTCTTTAATAAAAAGAAGATTAAATTTACTCTGTAACAACAATAAAATTAAAAGATTACAAACATCAGTTAAAGCTAATTTTGAAACAGGAATTAGATTTGCTGAATGGCTTGGATTAAAAAAAGAAGGTTTAATGGTTCAATACGGACCAGATGGATCTGATTATTATAGGATGGCAAAAATATATGAGCTTCATAGGTAACTTAGCAGCAGCAAGTTCTGCAAAAGCAATCGGTAAATATAACGCAAGTGTTTATACTCAACAAGCTGCTTATGAAAAACAAAAAGCTTTAGCTAAAGAACGTGTTTATCAAAATGTTGAAAAACCAAGATTCATAGATCAACAAGATCAACAATACGCAAATTTCTTTGTATCATCTTTAAGATCTGGTGCAGAAATGAGAGCTGGTACTACTCCATTTTTTGTTGCTTTAAAAAATAAACAATTACAATCTTTTGATTTAGCAATCGCAGATTACAACAGTAAAGTTGCAGTCAACGATCAAATTAATCAATCATTGTTATTGCAAGGCAAAGCTCAAGGCGAATTATTTAAAGGTAAAATGACAGCTAATACTGAATACGCAAAAGCTGCTGGAAGTTTATTAAGCATGGGTTCTCAAAGTTATAATGCTGGAAGGTTAGTAATCGTATAATGGCAAAACTAGAAATTTTTAATAGTAAAGTTGCCGTTAAAGAAAGTGTAACACCACTAACCTCAACTCTTGCTTTACCATTTTCTTTAGCAACACAAAGAGGTGCTGCTATAACTGCTGTAGCTAAATCAATCGCTGATATTCAAAAAGATATGTATGCTATTGAGGATCAGAATAATTATAATAAAGCTTTACCTGAACTTTCTCTCGAGGTACAAAAAAAATATACAAAATATAAAGATAGTTACGATACTAATGCTCCTAATAAATTAATAAAAGATCTTCAACCAAGTAATTTTAAAAAGTTTTTAGAAGGTCAAAGTGGACCAGTACAAAAGTTATTGAAAAATAAGCTTGCTGAAAGTGCATCTTTATTAGTTCCAAAACTTAATGGACAAATTTCAACAAACAATATTGAGAGATTCACAGTTGGTTTAGGAGAAAGTTTTGATAATGCTATTTTTTCAATGATAAGTTCAGATCAAGAAGAAGTAGCTATAGGTACAATTACTTTTGACAACTTAATTAAAAACAAAGCTTATGCGAATTATTTAGGAGATAAAGCGTATGCGGCTTTAGTTAAAAGCAAAACATCTTTAAAATATAGAATATTATTAAATAAAAAAATTAAAATTAATCCATTATCCTTTCTTAAAAATCAAGAGGCTTTAGAAAAAGCTGTTGGAGTAGAAGCTTCTAAAGAATATATAGAGAAAGCTAAAATTACTCGTAAAAGTAATAGAGCTGAAAAGGATAAACGAATTAGATTAGATGAACTAAAAGAAAACGATAATATAATTGGTGCATTCACAGACGTTATGTTGAGAATAGATAATTTCCAAAAAAATAAACTTGATGAGAATGCTAAAAATGAAATGCCAACTATTAATGAACTTTATTCTTTGTATGAAGATGGTTTTTTAAATGAAGCAATGTTGGTTAAAATTTCTGCTTTTCTAACAGAAGATGATCAAGATGGTTTAACTGATAGTGAATTATATAGAGAGATAACTACACAAATTTATTCCGCTAAAACAATTTATGAATTAGACGATATTAAGAAATCATATATCTTAAATAACAATGCTTTAAAAAATATGGCTATGGAAGATGTCGGTCAATTTAATGCTATTATAGCTAGAGCAAAAACAGATTTTAAAAGTCATAAAGATTATCAATTTTATTCAAAACTGATTAATGCCAATATAAGAAATATCTCAAACGTCAGAGGTAAAAAAGCTCTTGCGATTGCAGCTGCGATTGCCAATAAAGAACAATTTATTTTACAAAGTTATAATGCAAAAGTTATAGATGGTATGTCTCCAGAGAATGCTTATCTATCAGTTTTAAATGAAGATTTTAACGAGGATCATATTCCAAATCTAAGTCATTTACCTTTTCCAAATAAACAAGTGGATTGGGCTAGAGCTTTAACTGACATTAGTTATTTTGATACAGTTGCTAATGAAAGTTTAGAAACATTTAAAAAATCAAATAAATCTACTTTCAATGCTAAACGATTAATTGATGATTTAGATAAGATTGATTTTGCTAGAGATATATTTAAAATTAGATTGATGGTTGCACCAGGCAAAAATCATACAGAAAAATTAACCTGGGCTACTCAAGTAGGTATAAACACAAGTAAACCTCCAGTATATGACCCAAATGATAAATAATGAATGATTTACTAGACAACGTATATTTACCTGATCTTGAAAAAAGATCATTAAGAGAAAGTGATACTTATAAATTACTTCAAGATAATAATATAGATACGTCTGAGATTGAAGGTTATGAAAATCATCCAGAAGCGAAACCTTTAGAATTTGAAGATAAAAATTCCATTAAAGATAAAGAGGAATGGATGATTAAGCACCATGCTAAAGATTACTTTTCTACCATTGCTGATTTCATTCTTGAGACAGGAAAAGATGTGGTTTTAAGTGGAGGAGTTGCCGCTATTAATGGAGCTGATGTTGCAACAAATTTATTTCCTATATTTGCAAAAGCTGTAGACAAAACTATTATTCCTGGAAAACCAGATGGCGTTATGTCTGATCAAGCAGAAAAAAATATTTATAAAGGTGCTACTTTAGTTTCAGAAAATTTAGGTAAAGCTAGAGAATATTTAAAAAAATTTAAAAAAGACGATAATTTTATATCGCAGTTATTTGGAATCATGGGGCAAGATGCGATGTATTCACTTCCAATTTATAACAAACTTAAATCTATAGGTGTTCCAAAATATCCAGCCTTTGCTATTTCTGGTGCTATTGGTGGAGCAGTCGGAATTGAAGATAAAATTTTTGGCGATAATGTAAGTAGTACCTTTGCTCAAGAGTTTTGGTCAAAAGATATTATTGAATTAAAAAATCTAATTGGAATATTACCAAATACTCCAGAAGATAAGATTGCAGATGAAGTGGTCCAGGCATTAGAGTATGGAGCATTTTCTGCTGCCATACCAGGTATCATAGATGGGTTTAAATTTATGAAGAGATATATTCCAGCTATGGCTGGAACTACTGCCGCTACAGTTGGATTAACAGCTGGTAATGAAGCTGAAGGTAATCCACTTAAAGCTATTACTACTGCAATATCTAAAGTTCCAATTTTTAAATCAGCTGTAATAGACGCAGCTAATAAAGTTACAGTTAGAGGAAGTGGCGAACAAATTTATAATACAATTAAGAATACTCCAGGCGTTAAAGAGAATGAGCTTAAATGGTTAGATCTTGAAAGTTTTTTAAAAGATAAAAAATCAGTAACTCAACAAGAAGTTTTAGATTTTGTTGAAGCAAATAAAATAGATGTTTCAGAAGTTAAATTTGGTGGTGATGTTAAATCTGCAAAACTTTCAGATGATCTTGAATTTCAAAAGAATGAGTTTGAGGATAAGTGGTTAAAAGCAAATACAACTAAAGGATCGTCTTTAACTCCTGGTGCTAGAAGATTAGCAGACTTAATAAATCTTAATTATGATGTTTATAAATATGGAGAATCATCAAGCAGCAGCTTAACAAATAAAATTCAACAAAAAGTTTTAGATTTTGTTGAAGCAAATAAAAAGATATTAACAAATAAAATTCAACATAATAAGCAAATAGATTTCAGTCAATTAATGGATAGTGTAGATCAATACAGACAAGGTGGTTTAGAACAATTTTTAAAAGACGATTGGTTAATAGATGGAAATGTAACTATCGTAAAACTTTTTGATAATAAAGCTGGTACTACTGTTAGAACTACAATAAATTCAGCAAAAAAATTATTACAACAAGAAAGATATTCTATAAATAAAGTAATTGAAATTCCAGAACTTGAATTTGAAAAACTTATTATTGAAAACACAAGAAGAAATTTTACAAAAAAAAATGTAAAAGCTCCTAAGTTTGAACACTACACAGAGCCTGGTGGAAAAGATTATACAGAATTAGTTTTTAGTATAAAAAAAGGTGGAATGGATATTGGTATTCCTATTGAGGCAAAACAGAGTAGACCAGGTTTTGATAAAGCTGGAAAAGTAATGATGGAAGAAAGTTTACCATCAAAAGCTGTAGTACCTTTTAAATCTGCAAGTCACATGAACGTAAAATCAGAGATAGCTCATGTTAGATTTAAAACAAGAGATCTTAATGGTAAGAAAGTTTTATCAGTTGAAGAAATGCAATCTGACTTTGCTATAGCTGCAAGAAAATCAAATGAAAATCAAGCTATTTCAACAAGTAAAAAAGTTACAGACTTTCCATTTAAAAATACTTGGTACGAATTAACAACTAAAAGATTAATTAGATATGCTGCTGATAATGGTTTTGATGCCATTGCTATTCCTAAAGGATCTGTGCCTGCTAATAGATATGGTGAAACATTTGGAAAAGCTGTAAGTGTTCAAGTTCAACCAAGATTAGGTCCAGCAAGCACCGATCCAAGATTTATTGTAAAATATTTTGGTGGCGGAAACAGAGTAGTTAAAGCAAAAACATTTTATCCAGAAGAATTAAATAGGCTTGAAAAAGAAATTGGCTCAAAAAATTATTTACAGATTAAAGATAATATTGATAATTTTATTAAAAATACACCTGAAGGTGATTTAACAAATACAACTTATTTTTCAGAATTTGACAAACCGATAATTATTGGATCAGGTAAAGGCAAACACCATTTATACGACAAAGCTATTCCTAGCTTCATGAAGAAATATTCTAAGAAATGGAATGCTAAAGTTTATGATGATGTAATTGAATCAGAAAGAGTTATTAGTGAAAGAGTTACTTTACCTGGATCAAATAAAATACCAGTAACAATATTAGAAGTAACTCCAGAGATGAAGCAATCAGTCCAAGGAACCTCTCAGCCATTATTCGAATTATTTGGTGGAATAAGCTTATCTACTTGGGGAGCTAAAATAGTATCAGATAATATCGAAAACAATATTATTTCAAACAAGACAAATTAAGAGTAAGAAACAAGTATCTTCAAATATTTGTTTTTTCATAAAATATAATCAGGAATAAATCATGTCAGTTAAAGCAGTCATTAATGCTGTTGGTAAAGCTATAAGTAAAGTTAAGCCAAAACAAAAAACAAATGTATTTCCAGAAGGTGCGGAAAAATTTACAAAACAAGAATCAAAAACTTTACTTGAAGAAGCACAAGGAAAAATTGAAAAAATAGAAGCTGGCGAAATAAAAGCTATTGATAAAGGAAAACTTGTTCCTCAAGATGCAGATCCTTTAGTAATAAAAGGAGATCTTGTAGCTCCTAATTTAACTCCAACTATAGTTAAAAATAAAATTGTTAAACCTCCTAAACCTTCTTCTCAAAGAAAAGTTGATGAGTTTATTACTGAAGAAGAAAAGGTTTTAAAGAGTAGCATTCTTGATGGTAACGAAAGTGATATTTTAAATTTTAGTAAAATATCTTCAAGCAATGATGTATTGGCTGGCATTAGAGTTCTTGGCAAACAATATGCTAAAGGAATTACCAAACAAACAAGAGGTGTTGTTTCTTGGAAAGAAACTAACGAACTTTCAACATTATTAGGAATTGATAATCCAGAAGTTTTAACTGCTAATCTTTTAAAATTAACACCAGGCTCAGCTTTAAATGCTCACGAAATAAAAGCAGCAAAAAATTTATTAATATCGCAGCATCAGAAATTAAATGCTCTTAAAAACAAATTAACAACAGAGGCTGGAGATAATTCAAAGACAGCTTTGGAGTTTGCTCAACAACATTCTTTAACAGCAGAATTAACAAAGATTTATAAAGGCGTTCAAACAGAAACAGCAAGAGCTCTTAATATTTTAAAAGAGCCTAGCAATACAAGTTTAATTAAGAATTTAGATTTAGATAAATTAAATAGAGATAATATCCTAATGAATTTAGGCGGTAAAGAACAGATTATGAGAGTTGCCGAACTTTACGGAGAAACTCCAGGTCTTGCTAATAAAATTAAATATATAGAAAAAAGTTTTGGTGCAAAAACTTCAGAAGCTTTAGTTGAAGTATTTTTAAATAATATTTTAAGTGGACCAATGACTCACGTTAAAAATATTGGTGGTAACTGGATTTATAAAGCATTGGAGAAAAATGAAAGAAAATATGCTGCCTGGAGATATGGTGGCAGAACAATAGATAGTGTTGCTCAATATGAAGATATAGCATTGGCTTGGGGCGAACATATTGCATCAACAAATATGTTGAGACTTTTTAGTCAAGAAATAAAATCTTTAAAAGCCTTTAAGACTAATCCATTAAAGACTTATAAAAATGCACCTAGTATAAAAAGTAAAATTGCTGGTACTAAATTTGAAAGTCCAGTTAATTCTCTTTCAGCAAATAATTTTAATGTTAGTGAAGAAAGCATCATGGGTAAATTTATTGATATTACTGGAAGGATTGCTACTCTTGATCGTATTCCATATAAATTTTTACAGAATGCAGATAATTATTTTAAAAATGTAGCATACTCAAGCGAACTTTATGCTTTAGCTTTTAGAGATACAATTAAGCAAGTTAAATTAGGTGCTCTTAGTAGAAAAAAAGCAGCAGATTATTTAGCTACATTAGTAACTCATCCAACTGAAGCAATGACAAAAGCTTCTTATGAATCTGCTTTAAAAAAAACTTTTCAAACTCCATTAAATAAAAGAAACGACATTATCGGAGATTTAACTGGAGCTGTGAAGGACCTAAAAGAAGTTCCATCTTTAAATCCAATTACAATTTTATCTACACAATTTTTTACTTTTTTAAGAACTCCAGGAAACATTGCTGGAGCTGCTCTTGAAAGAATGCCTTACGTGGGTGCAAATAGAATTTTAAGAAGTTATAGACAAGCACTTAATAAAGGTGGAGCTGAAGCAGAATTAGCAAAAGCTAAAGCTGTTACTGGCTGGGGTTTCCTATCAGTATTTGGACCACTAGGATATTTTGGAATTTTTCATGGATCAGATCCAGATGTAAGAGGAAGAAAAAAATACGAATTAAAAAAAGCTGCCAATAAGCAGCCGAAGTCTTTTAGATTTGATAATTTTTTATCAGAACAAATCCAGGAATTAACAGGATTACAAGGATCTAAACTTCAAGGAAGTTTAAATGGTTTTGAGCCAGCTGTATTACTTGCAGCAACAGCAACAGATATTGGAGCAATCATTTCTAATATGCAAGAAGATTGGTCTGGTTGGGAAAATATCCATAAAGAATTTTACGATTTTATGACAGCTTATGCTCTTTCATTTGGAGACAATATTCTTAACTCATCAGTTATGAATGGAGCTGGAAGATTAGTAGATTTAATTTCTCATATTAAAATGTCTAACGATAAAAGCGAAGTTGTTTGGCGAGAAGGTAAAAAAATTATAAGCGGCTTAGTTCCTTTTGGAATGTTGTTAAATCAATTTGAAGATTTAGGTCAAGCGAAAGTTGAAACAGAAAATTATGGAATAGCAAATGCTGATGATTTTAGAAAACTAAATTTTGAATTTAAGTCAATGCTTCAAAAAAATATTCCAGGCTTTGAAAATGATTTACATTTTGACAGAGATTGGTTAGGTCAAATAGTTCCTAAATTTTCAGTTATCTCTTCAATGACTGAACATCCAGTAAACATTGAGGCAACTAAAATTGGTTACTATCCAACTAAGGTAAGAAAAAAGTTAGGTGTAACTACTGGTGATATTAAATACGGAGATTTAGATTACGGCATTTCAGTTAATGTTCCTTTAAAAGAAAGAGAATATGCTTTGTTAGCAAGAATGACAGGCGACTACATTAGAGAAGATTTAGCAACATTAATTAAATCTAAAGATTACATCAACGAACAAGATCAAACAGCAAAATTAATTATGTTCAAAGATGAAGTTGAGATAGCTAAAATTAATGCAAAAAATGATTTTAAAGATCACTCAATATATCCTGCTATCGAAACAAGAGCAGAAATTTTGGCAACTAATAAATGGACTAAACAACAAGGAGATAAAAGAATAAATTAATATGACAATTAGTACAACAATAATTAAAAACAGTTATTCTGGTAATGGATCTACAACAGCTTTTACTTATGGATTTAAAATTACAGCGGCTACAGAAGTTCAAGTAATTGTAAAAACTAATTTAACAGGTGCAGAAAGTATTAGAGCTATCGGAACTGGATCTACAAACTATGCGGTAACTGGAGTTGGCAATAATTCTGGAACTGTAACTTTTGTAACAGCTCCTCTTTCAACAGAGACTGTTGTTTTAAGAAGATCAACAACTCAAACTCAAGCAATGGATCTCATTGATAATGATCCAATGAGTGCTGAAACTATTGAAACAGCTCATGATAAATCTATTGCCATAACTCAAGAACTTCAAGAACAAATTGATAGATCTTTAAAAATCTCAAGAGCTAATACGATGACCAGTACAGAATTTATTACTTCTGCTACTGATAGAGCATCAAAAATTTTAGCCTTTGATAGTTCTGGAGAACTTTCAATTACTCAAGAATTAGGAACAGTAAAAGGTAACTGGGCTGCTTCAACAGCTTATGTTGTTAGAGATATAGTTAAAGACACAGATAATAA